GACCTGGGAGACGGAGCGTCTGGCGCGTGTTGCGCAGGAGACCGGCTTTGCGCGCGACTTCGTGCAGAAGGTCCGCGATGCCGAGGCGCTGATCCAAGCAGAGCCGGTGAAGACCGAGCTCGAGACCCGGATCAAGGATCTCGACGATAAGATTGCGGCCGTCGGCCATGAGCAGCAAGAGCTCGCCGATCATGAAAAGGCTCTGGCGACGGCCAATGCTTATACGCTCGGCTTTCAGCGCGAAATGCAGCGGCTCGCCGGCAAGCATCAGCAAATGCGCGCCGATCTCACCAATATCGATCACAAGGTCGGCTGCCCGTGCGACGGCTGCGGTCGCGAGATCACCCAGGCCGAAGTGGCTACGGCCCGCATTGCAGCGGTCAAAGCTGCAAATGCAGTCGCTGACGAACACAAAGCAGCTAAGCTTGCGCTGGCAGATGCTCAGAACAGCGCACAGAAGCTCACAGAAGCGCGGGACGCGTTCAAAGCGTCAATGACTGATCTCAGCGAAGCCACGACGCTCAGACGCGATCTGCAAGAGAAATTGAACGGGGTGGAAAGTCTGCTCCGCGATAAGGAAAGTCTGGTGGTCCGAGCGCGGCAGCACGCCGAACGGGCGAAAGTCATCAAGGTCGAGAAAAACCCGCACGATCGCACCATCGAGCGCTTCAAGGCGCAGATCGAAGAGCAAGGTGAGCAACTTGTGGAGCTCGCCGACGAGAAGGTGAAGGCCGATACCGACGTTGCGCACGCCGACGCGGTGGTGAAGGTCTTCTCGCCGGCAGGGGTCCGCGCCCACATCATGGACGATGTGACGCCGTTCCTCAATCAGCGCACGGCGCATTATCTCGGCACGCTGTCGGATGGCAACATCACGGCGACCTGGACGACGCTCGTGCCGAACGCCAAAGGCGAGCTGAAGGAGAAGTTCTCGATCGAGGTCGAAAACACGATGGGCGGCAAGCGGTTCGGTCTGCAGTCGGGCGGCGAGAAGCGCAAGGTCCGGATTGCATGTGCGCTGGCGCTGCAGGATCTGGTCGCGACCCGCGCCACGAAGCCGATCGAGCTCTTCCTCGGCGACGAGATTGACGATGCGCTCGATGAAGCCGGGCTCGAGCGGCTGATGCAGGTGCTCGAGGAGAAGGCCAAGGAGCGCGGCTCGGTCTTCGTGATCAGCCACAATTCGTTGCGTGATTGGATCCCGCAGGTCATCGAAATCGAGAAGAAGGCCGGCGAGACGACGGTCAGAGAGGTAGCGGCATGAGAAGGAAATTGACTGATTTTATCCCCGACGTCCTTGGCCGGCGTCGTATCGCCGAACTTGAAGGCGAACTGGAAGAGGCTCAGGGCATCATCGAGGATCTCGAGGCTAACGCCGAGGTCGTCTCGACTGAGTTCGAGAAGGATTGCTGGCGTGCAATGCGTCGGCTTTTGGGGCGCTGCAAATTTGACTGGCGAGACGTTGGTCATGACGGCGTGACAGCTGATGCGGCCGAGGAATTCATTCGAGAGTATATCGATGACCTCGATGTCAGGTTAGCTCGCGTCTCGACTGCACTGGCTTCGCACGACCCGCTGAGAAAGGCAGCAATGGCTCTCTATAAGGTCGTCATCGATATTGATTTGGGTAGATCGGTCCATAATTCCCGGAAGCCAGATCAGCCCATCGAGGGACCGCTTTGGACGCAGCTTATGAAGGCTGCATATGAAGTTGACGAGGTTCTCTCACCCGCCGCTCGTAAAGAGGTAGCGGCATGACGAACATTGTCTACCATTTGGCGCAGCTCCGGCACGCCTATGCAAAGCTAAAGGCCGGCGAGGTTGTTGAGCAAGCGGAGTTCGCTGATGGCTTGATCGCCCCGGCGATCTGCGCGCTGGAGAAGGTGTTCGTTACCGACGAAATGGTCGATCGCGCGGCAAAGGCGCTCGAAAAGCGCATCAAGCAGGACACCTACGGGTGGTCTGACGAGGATTTCGAGACCTGGTGGAACAGAGACAGCCGGTTCTTCAAGCAGATCCACGTTTGGGGCTGGTTTAAGGGCACCGAGAAAGAGAAGTGCCTGCACGAGGCCCGGATCGTTCTCGAAGCGGCACTGGTGAAAGCATGAGCGATAAGATCGATGATCTCGCCTATCTCTTCTGGTCGGTGCATCCCAAATACGTTGACGAATGGGAGAAGACCGCACCGAAAATGCCCGAGGGCTACAAGGGCGGCATGCGCGCCTGGTTCTTCGCTTGTGAGATCCGCAAGCTGGTCGAGTTCGACAGCGACTGCGCAACGGCTGGAGCCGTCGACCTGACGGAGCTGCTCAAGTTCGCCTTCGCGGCCGGCATGGGTAAACACCCGCTCGACATGAACACCGAGGAGCGGCTGCGCTGGAAGGAATTCGTGCCGATCCCGCGCAGCACGTTTCAGCGCGTCGAGGCTGCCGTCGAAGGCAATGTCCTCTGGCGATTTTGGAGAAAGCGAGCGCAGGAACTCGCAGTGAAGAAGGAGAAAGCGGCATGACGAGCAAGCCAATCGCCTACACATCGCAGGAACAACTTGACCGTATGGCTAAGGCTCCCGGCAACAACTTCGTCATGTGGGGCGAACCACTTCCTTATCACAACGATATCCCGCTCTACACAACGGTCGATCAGCTCGGTGGATCACCCGAGGATCTGCGCAACGTGCTGTGCGGCGTCATCGAGATCTTTGGCATCGAGGGTGCGCAGAAGATCACCGAATACGCGCTCAAATATCGCGGCACCAACGCCTTCGACGGTCGAAAGATCGAGGCACTGCCGCCCATGCCGGCGACGGTTGATCGCCGGCCATATATTGATGACGAGCCGGATGGCTATCTCGAAAGCGATAAGGACTGGGCTGCCAACAACAGCGGTGCTGTGACATGGCTGGCCGACAACCACGCTGCAATCAGGGAGGCGTTGCGATGAGTGGCAACCTTTACCAGCTCCAAACGTCCGCTGTCCCAGGACAGGTCATGGTCATCGCCGGCCCGTTCGACACTTTCGGGCGGGTGATCAAATTGCAGGACAGCGGCTATCACCTGATCCGCGGTCTTGGGCACGAGAAGCCATCGGGATTGATAATCTCCAAGTAAATTTTTCGAAACACCAAGGCCAAACTGACTATTCAGCAGTCAGTAAAAATTGACTCACGAGGAATGAATGCCACCCAAATCAACCAAGACGCCGATCGGCGAAGAGGAAAAGGCTCTGACCGAGCGCGCCGGCAAGCGTTTGCTGGAAGTTCTCAAATCGATCGATGAGCCTTTCGCCGTTGAAGGCATGCACACGCGCCCTGTGATGAAGCAGAGCGACCCGCGCCCTGGCTATCGCCAAAAGCCCCTGCTCCCGGCGTCGGAGCACTTTCTGAGCGACTTCTATATCGGCGCCAAGGGCCAGCTGATCTTCAAGGCAGTGCCGGTCGAGACCAAGGAATACGACTGGGCCGACGTCGACGAAGCCTCGATGGACGCCGTCTTCCCCCTGGTCGGCTCATCCCTGGCAGAGGCGCTCGATATCACCGAATGCGAGGATTTCCGCGAGATCGTCGCGAACGTGAAGATCAATCTGATCAACGAAGACGCCGAGGCGGCCCTGCTCGCGCTCGCGGAAAAGAAGGAGGCTTCGAAAGCCTATGAGACTAATCCCAACTTCGGAAGGTTCTGACACATGAAGATCAAGATCGCCGGCCTCGACGGCTCGCTGCGCAATTTCGGTATTGCGAAAATGGAATATGATATCGGCAGCGGCGCGCTATCGGTTCTCGATCTGAAGCTGATCGAGACGGAGAAGGAGCAGACCAAGAAGATGCGTGCATCTTCTGACACCTTCGAGCGCGCCAAGAAGCTCGCGGCCGAGGCCAACGAGTTCACCAAGGATTGCATCATCACCTTCGCCGAAGTTCCATTCGGCGGAAAGAGCTACGACGCGGTGCTCGGCTTCGGGATCGTGATTGGCCTCTATGCTGGCCTCGACGTCGTGCCGGAAGAAGTGGCGCCGGCGCAGACGAAGATCGCCGCGGTCGGCACCCGCACCGCGTCGAAAGAGGAAATGATCCACTGGGCATTCAACCTCTACCCTGATGCACCGTGGCTGACGACAAAGCGCGGTGGCGTCATGGTGCCAACCCAGAAGAACGAACACCTGGCCGACGGCGTGGGTGTCGTGCATGCCGGTATCAAGCTGCCGAGCTTCCGGCAGGCTGTGCAGATCCTCGCGGCGAGCCAAAAGGCAGCTGCATAAACTGCGTAAAATACAAGCCTATGCAGTCAATCAATATTGATTTAGCATAGGCACCCTTTCCTATTCAACATACGAGATACATCATGCTGTTTGAACGCCAGGTCGAGCGTCTGCCCGACCATTACCCATGGACGCAGGACTACATCGAAGCGATGCAGGACGGCTTCTGGACCGCGAAGAAGTTCACCTTCGACACCGACAAGACCGACTACGAGCTGAACCTCTCTGAGGCCGAGCGGCAGATGGTTACGCGCTGTCTCGCAGCAATCGCTCAGATCGAGGTCTCGGTGAAGGAGTTCTGGAAGCGCCTTGGCGATCATCTTCCGCACCCCTCGATCAAGGATCTGGGAATTACGATGGCCTATATCGAGGTCATCCATAACAACGCCTATGAAAAGCTCCTGAAGAAGCTCGGTCTGATCGACGTCTTCAAGGAGAATATGAACGTCCCGGCCGTCGCCGGCCGCGTGGGCTACCTCAACAAGCACGGCGAGCGCGTCTATACCGACAACCGCAAGCAATACATCTACAGCCTGATCCTTTTCACGATGTTCGTGGAGAACGTCAGCCTCTTCAGCCAGTTCTACGTGATCCTCTGGCTCAACCGCTTCCAGAATGTCCTGAAGGATGCAGCGCAGCAGGTGAAATACACCCGCAACGAGGAGCTTCTGCACGCCCAGGCCGGCGCCAAGATCGTCAACACGCTCCGCAAGGAATACCCGGAGCTGTTCGACGAGGAAATGGAACGCAAGATCAAGCACGAATGCCACGTTGCGTTCGGCGCTGAATGCGAACTGATCAACTGGATGGTCGGCGACTACCAGGGCGACAAGCTCAATGCCGAGCTGATCAAGGGTTATGTCGCGCAGCGCTTCAACGAGAGCCTCGAAATGGTCGGCTACGAGCCGGTTTTCCATGTCGATAGCTCTGTCCAGGAGGCGACTTTCTGGATGACCGAGGGGCTCTACGCTCCGTCGAAGGTCGATTTCTTCCACTCCGAACCCACCGAATACGCGCAAGCCGATACCGCGGATGACGAATTTTAAAGAGGACTGAAAACATGCGAAACGATTATGCCTGGCTGAACCAGGTTGCCCTTACGACGCTCTCGCGCGGTTATCTGCGCGAGGGCATTGCGCCTGAAAACCTCAAGCATGAGGCGATCACCCGTATCAACGCCATCGTCGATCGCGCTGAAGAGATCCTCGGGTTTGAATTGCCGACGCTGCGCTATGGCATCAAGCGCGGCTGGGTCTCGCCCGCCTCCCCGATCTGGTCGAACTTCGGCGCCGGCCGCGGCCTGCCGATCAGCTGTAACGGCAGCTACATGGCCGACAACATGGATTCCATTCTGTTCAAGAATGCCGAGATCGGCATGATGACCAAGGAAGGCGCCGGCACGTCTGTCTACATGGGCGAGCTGCGCGCGTTCGGGAAGCCGATTTCGGGCGGTGGCCGCTCGGAAGGCCCGACGCACTTTGCCCGTCTGCCGCAGGAGCAGGTCACTGTCGTCTCGCAGGGCAACACCCGACGCGGCAATGCGGCTGTCTACCTCGATGTCGAGCATGACGACGCAGAGCGCTGGCTGGATATGCGGTCGATCTCGGGTGGCGTTCATCACCCGATCCAGCACCTTTCCTTCGGCCTGGTCATCGGCGATGACTGGATGAATGCCATGCTCGCCGAAGAGAAGGGCGGCCCGAAGCGCAAGCTGATGGCGAAGATCCGCAACAAGCGGCGCGAGACCGGCTTCCCCTATCTGATCTTCCGCGACAACGCCAACAACGCACGGCCGGAAGTGCTGAAGCGCCTTGGTCTGCTGATCTACGCTTCGAACCTCTGCACCGAGATCATGTTGCCGTCGGGGCCGGACGAAAGCTTCGTCTGCGATCTGTCCTCGGTGAACCTGCTCTATTACAACGAATGGAAGGGCACGCCGTTCGTCCGCGAAATGATCTACCTGCTCGACGCGGTGATGTCCGAATACATCGAGAAGATCAAAGGCGTGCGGCTGCTGGCTGATGCGCTGCGGTTTGCCGAACGCTGGCGCGCGCTCGGCCTTGGTGTTCTCGGCTGGCACTCGCTGCTTCAATCGCAGATGATCGCCATTGAAAGCGATGAGGCTCGAGCGCTGAATATCGAGATCAGCGAATACGTCGCCACTGAGTCGCACGCCGCATCCCGTGACCTGGCCGAGCGGCTTGGCGAACCTTCGGGTTTGAAGGGCACCGGCTACCGGAACCTCACGGTCAATGCGATCGCGCCGACCACGTCCTCCTCGATCATCTGCGGCCAGGTTTCGCAGCAGCGCGAGCCGTGGACCGCAAACATCTTCGAGAACGACAATGCCAAGGGCGTCTTCACGCAGCGCAACGTGTTCCTCGAAGAGCTGCTCGAAAGCAAGGGCCGCAACGACCAGCAGACCTGGCTCTCGATCCTGCAGAATGCCGGCTCGGTGCAGCACCTGGACTTCCTGACGCAACATGAGCGCAACGTCTTCAAGACCTTCGCCGAGATCGACCAGGCAGAGCTGATCCGCCAGACTGCGGACTGCCAGAAGTTTATCGATCAGGGCATCAGCCACAACATCATCCTGCCGCCTGACGCGACGATGAAGGAAGATATCGACCTGATCGTGCTGGCGTGGAAGTCGGGCCTCAAATCGCTCTACTACCGCAAGGGGCTCAACAAGGCGCAGGAGCTGGCTCGCCAGAACGCTTCCTGCGTGGCGTGCGAGGCGTAAGGATGAGCATTCACGTTCTCATTCGGACTACTCCGCCCTGCGGCTACTGCGTTAAGACCAAGGCGCTGCTCGACATGAAAGGTCTGGTCTACACGACCGAGGATCACGAGACGCCAGAGAAGGTCGACGCCTTCAGAAGCGCCGGTCATCGCTCCTTCCCGCGCGTCTTCATTGACGGTCAGCTGATCGGTGGTTTCGACGAACTGCGGGAGCGTCTTCAGGACAAGTCGTCGGAAGATGACGATTTCTGAAAAATAACTGTTGAGTCCCATCGCTGCGCTTGCTAGTAAGTAAATGTTGATTGAACACAAGCGCAGCGAAACGAACGACGAGGTGCCAATGAAGCTCATCTAAGTGATCGTCGGAAACAGTCCAAATTGATTAACCAAGACGAGCCGGGATCGTCAGAAAATAAGCCCGGCCCTTATGTGAAGCGCCCGACGGCCTCGATTGCCGGTTGTAGTTGGTGACAGCGAAGATGGGTGAGCCAACAGCTCATTGGATCGGACGCTTCACATAAGGGATGGATGACAGTTAGAGCATAATCGCTGCTGAAAGTCGGCTCACACCGATCATCCCTTTTCAGTCTGCCCGATAGGGCACCGAGACATCGACCACGAAGCGACGTGGTTAGTAATGACCGTGCGGAGAAAGCCTTCGACAATCTGCACTGTTGAGAATGGACGGGTTGGCTGCCTGTCCCGGTGGAAAAATTTGCCGAAGGCATAAGTCAACATTGATTGAGGAGACACGCATGTCAGCCGCAATTCTTCAGTTTCCGGAGCGCCGTAAGGCCGCACTGGCGCCGACACCGACCAAGATCGACATTACCGAGGCCGAGTGTCGTCTGCTCGATAGCACCAAGGCTATCGTTGATCGCGTCCTCGACGTGGTGAACACCGATCAGAAGCTCATTCGTGGCTTCCTCGCCACCGAGAAGATGATCCAGGCGACGTTCAAGCACAACGGCGTCGAATACAACGTCCGCGTTTCCCTCGAGCTCTCTGACGCCCCTGGCCCGAGGGTCGCATGAGCCAGGTGATCGTTCCTAATCTAAGGCCCCTCCTCCCGGCCGACTTGAAGGAAACGATCACCTGGCTGCGCGAGGAAGCAACCAGACAATTCATCAACGGTAACGCCCGCGGCTCGAGCTATCGCTACGCGCTCGCGGCAGAACTCGAAAGGAACACCCGTGAACGAACGTCGGATCACGACTGAGCAGCAGAAGGACAAGGACGAGAGCCGGCTGAAGCACATCGCTGGCCTCATCCAGAAGCTGACCTTCAAGGAAATGAATGAGCTCTCCAAGCTCATCAACGAGGACGTCGACGCCAGCGATCCGCGGCTCGTGCCCTTCGGCCTTCTGAAGATCGCCGATCGCATTCTCGAGGCCAAGGTTGCCACGCCGTTCACCTCTTCGGCTTTCCGTTAATTCTCACCCCGATAAGGAATCCCATGTCGAAAGACCAAATGTTTGCCAAGATCGTCTTGGCCTCGCGCCCGGCCCCAGTCGGCACGATGACTGCCCTGCCGCTGATCACGATGCACCTGCACTATCCGGACATCATTCACGGCGAAGTCATGACGCACCGCGTCTTCAGCCGCAACGCTCGCTCGATGCGCGCTGTGCCTGTCGCCACGATGGTCAAAGAAGTGCGCGAGAATCCTTTCGTGCCCTGGCATTGGGGTAAGAACCAGAAGGGCATGCAGGCATCGGAAGAATGCAACGAGCTGATCGACCTCGCCGGCACCATGTTCCGCGACATCGGCGATCCGCTCACTCGCGAAGCCTCATGGCAGCTCGCTGCGAAGGCAGCGGCTGACTTCACCGAAGCCTTTGCCGCGTCTGGTTATCACAAGCAGATCGCCAACCGCATTATCGCGCCTTACACCTGGAAGCACACGCTGATCACCTCGACGAGCTGGGCGAACTTCTTCCATCTGCGCGATCACGACGCGGCCGAGCCGCACTTCCACGACCTCGCAGCGCTCGTTCGCGAAGCAATCGCCGGCGCCGAATATCAGCTCCTCGACTATGACGACTGGCACCTGCCCTACGTCACGGAAGAGGATTGGCACAAGATCTGGGATTATGTCGGTCGCGACACCGTCGGTGATGGCAGGGCTACGCAGGTCGCCTTGAAGCTGTCCACTGCCCGCGCCGCCCGCATCAGCTACCGCCCGTTCGACGGCGACGGTTCGATCGAGTCCGAGATCCGTCGTCACGACGATCTCGTTGCCTCCTCGCCGCTGCACGCATCGCCGACCGAGCACCAGGCTAAGCGCGATACGATCTCGACCTATCGCCGACAGGTCAAGGTGCATCAGCAGCCCGACCAATGGGCTACCGAGTTCGAAGGCAATGATTGGAACAATCCGCACCTGGTCGGAAATCTCGGTCCCGGCTGGATCCAGTATCGCAAGACGCTGCCGGGCGAATACGTCCGTGACGCAGCGTGAACGTGATCTGAGGCTGCATCGCCGCCTCGAGCTTCTCGGATACACGCTGGCGATTGCCGGCGTGATCTGCCTCTTCCTCTAACCGCAAGGAGCATTTCGTGTTCGAAAAGAAGACCTACACCGTCGAGCAGCCGAAGTGGACTTGGAGCGACCCGCTCCCCACCACCGAAAGCACCGCTTTCAACGGCAATTCCAAGCCGCTCGTCATCGCCGGCCTGTTCGTCGCCCTGGCGTTCATCTGCGCCATCGCTGCGATCGCCGGCTGATCCCACCAACCACAAGGAGCGTTTCGTGTTTCTCAGAAAGACCATCCTCGCCGGCGCCGCAATCGCTGCCGTCGCTCTCGCATCCTCGTGCGCTGTCGATCCGCAGGATGCATATCGCATCCTCGCAGACAACGGCATGAAGGATATCCAGCTCAAGGGCGGCTCGTGGTTCGGCTGCTCGAAGGGCGACACCTACAACACCGAGTTCGTCGCCACTGCCGCAAGCGGCCGGCGCGTCGAGGGCGTTATCTGCGGTGGCTTCCTGAAAGCCTACACCGTTCGCCTCTACTAAAGGAGGCGTCGATGCTGCTGTTAGCCACTCTCGGCGCTCTCGTCGTCGCCATCATCATTTCACTGGGCGTCATCAAGGCGCTCGATCTCATCCGTAATCGTATGGATAACTCAAAAGGAGAAAAGAACTAATGGGTAAGGTTGGTCTTATCGTCGGCGGGTTTATCGTCGTTCTCGTGCTGTTCGTGTTGGGCGGCTCGTTCTACACTGTCGATGAAGGCGAGCGCGCCGTCATCGTCAGCCAAGGCAAGATTGGTAGCGTCGCCGGGCCGGGCTTCCATTGGAAAAAGCCGTTCCTCGATGACGCGCACATCATCAGCGTCCGCACCCAGGCGCTCGAGTTTCCCGAAGAACCCGTCTACACGGCCGATCGGCAGACTGCCAATGTGACCTTCTCCGTCAACTACGCGGCCGTGCCGGCTGACAAGGAAATCGAGGCGCTCTATCGCGACTTCCAGACGCTCGAAGGCATCGAGACCCGAGCGCTCAAGCGACAGATCCGCGAGCAGATCAAGAACGTCTTCGGCACATTCACCGCTGACACGGCGATCCGGGAGCGTGGGCGCTTGAACACGGAAGTGGCAAAGGCGATCGCTGATCTCGGCGTCGGCCTGGTCAAGATCGAAGGCGTCAACATCGAGAACATCAATTTCTCCGACGCCGTCGAGGCTGCGGCCGAACAACGTGCCCAGGCTGAAATGCTGGTCCAGACGGAAAAGCAGAAGCTGGAACGCGAGAAGGTGCTTGCCCAGGTCGCCGTCACTCAGGCTCAAGCAGCAGCTGACAGTCAGCTTGCCACAGCGAAGGCCAATGCCGAGGCCGTGAGACTGCAAGGCGACGCCGAAGCATCTGCGATCAAGGCGAAATCTGACGCCCTGGCACAGTCGCCGAACCTGGTCGAACTGACGAAGGCTGAACGCTGGGATGGCAAGTTGCCGACGAGCTTCATTCCGGGCAGCGCTACTCCCTTTCTCAACATCAAATAAGCGCTAGCAACCCACATATTTTTGCTCTAAGACTAGTCAATAAACATTGATTGACTAGTCTTTTTCGTTTAAGGAGCCTGTCATGGACAGCATCGAGAACCTCATACTCAAGATCCACATCGATCACTACGTCGCGCAGGAAGCAGGCGTTGGCTACTATTACGCCATTCAGCCGTCGAGCGCGCTCTACGGCCCCTTCGAAACGCCTGACGCGGCGAAGGAAGCAGCGATCGAGGTGATCACGCAGTCCGTTGCCGAGGCTGCAATCCACGCCCTCTTTGGAGAACAAGCATGAGAATCAACTTCAAGAAACTTCACCCCGACGCCGTTGTGCCGACCTACGGCACGCCCCACGCAGCCGGCGCCGACCTCGTCGCAAACCTCAAGGCGACCTTCGGCGAAAGCCACATCGAGTATGTGCTCGACCCTGGCGAAAGCAAGCTGTTCAAGACCGGCATTGCCGTCGAAATGATCACCGGCATGTGGGCAGAGGTCCGCGGCCGCTCCGGGCTCGCCTACAAGAACGGCATCGCTATCCTCGGCGGTGTGATCGACAGCGACTATCGCGGTGACGTCGGCGTGATCCTGCACAACACGTCGGACAAGCCGTTTGTCGTCAAGCACGGCGAGCGCATCGCTCAGCTCATCTTCGCGACCTACATTCCGGTGAATTTCATCGAGAAGAAGGAGCTGAGCAACACAGGCCGCGGCGAGAAGGGTTTCGGCTCGACCGGAATGGCCGCCTGATGTTCGCTGTAACCGCGAAGAATATCACAGGTCAGAAGTTCGGGCGCCTCACGGCGCTCGAGCCTACCAGTGAACGTGATCGCGGTTACATCGTCTGGCGCTTTCGATGCGACTGCGGAAGCGAGGTAAAGCAAATCTCAACGCAGGTGGCTCGCGGTCGAGTTTCATCGTGTGGATGCCTTCGCGTCGAGGAGTCTAGCAGACGCATTGTGGCTATCGCGGAAACGAATGTTCGACACGGTCATAGGCGCCGCAAGCAACTTCGATCGCCGACATTGATCTCTTATGAGGCGATGCGTCTTCGCTGTCTCAAGCCAAGCCATAAGGCCTACAAGGATTACGGCGCAAAAGGCATCAAGATCTGCGAGCGCTGGATGAAGTTCGAGAACTTCCTTGCGGATATGGGTGAACGACCGGAAGGCACGACGCTCGACCGTAAGAATGGCACCAAGGGTTACGAGCCCGGCAACTGCCGTTGGGCCACACCGACGGAGCAGACGAACAATCTCAAGACCAATCGTAAGATTACCTACGATAGCCGGACGCAGAATATCAAAGAGTGGGCCGCCGAACTTGGCTGTTCGCATCAAGCAATCGCCTATCGCCTGAACGAGGGCTGGTCTGTTGAAGAGGCTTTCACGATCCCGTTCGATCATGGCAATGGCTGGTATAGAGGAAAACGATAATGCTTTATGGGGTGTGCGGAACGCACCGATCTGGAAAAACTACAGCCGCGAAACTCCTTGCTGAACAGCTCGGCATCGAGTTTCTCGACTCCTCGTTCGACGTCGCCAAGAAGTTCGGTTACGACCCCGTCGGCGAATTGAGCCTGACCGACCGGCTGGCGATGCAGATCCTCGTTCTCGAGGATCACGTCGAAAAGCTGAAGGCAGCTCCGCGGCCGCTCATTACCGACCGCACACCGCTCGACTACTTCGCCTACACGCTGGCGCAGTTCGGCATGACCTCGCATAAATATACGAGCGATACGACGCTGCTTGCCGCTCATGCGTTCGCTGAGAAGTGCCTCGACGTCACGAAGACCTACTACGACATGGTTTTCGTCATGGATCCGCTCAAGGTCTATGAAGTCGACACGACCAAGGCGACGCCGACGGCCAATCCCGCCTTCCAGCTGCACATTCACGCCCTCATTCACGGCGCCGTGTCGCAGATCCATCAGGATCTCAACTACGCACTGGTGCCGGTCATGCCGCTGCAGCAGCGGGTCGATTTCATCGCCCAGCAAATCGTTGAGCGGATGGACGACATTGACGACCTGAAACAGAGCGTCGGCATGCACTGACTGCCAGATATAGCCGCGCGCATCCCGTCTGCGCGCGTGCTATTCAGTAAATATTGATTGATCGAACAACGGTCGACACGAAAGGAAGACAGAAATGGAAGTTTCGCAGATAGCGCAGCTTGATACCCACGTAATCATCGGTGGTGGCACGCCCGAAGCGTTCGGTATGGCTGACACCGCAGAATTCTACGACGTTCTCTCGGACAACATCTACCGCGATAAGCCGCGTGCGGCCGTGCGTGAGACCATCTGCAACGCCTGGGACTCGCATATCATCACTGAGCAGACGGACTTGCCGATCGAAATCAGCCTCACCGATACCGAGATCGTAATTCGCGACTTCGGCCCAGGCATCCCGGATCATCTGATGCATCCGGTCTATTGCGTCTACGGCGCGTCGACCAAGGTCAAGAGCGAGAAGGAGACAGGTGGTTTCGGTCTTGGCTCCAAAGCGCCCTTTGCAGTTTCGGACCACTTCACTGTCGTCAACCAGCACGCCGACTTCAAGACGGTCTATGCGATCTCGCGCGGTGGTGTCGCGACGCAAGGCAAGCCCGATATGCGCCCGATGGTGCGCGTGCCGACAAGTGAGACAGGCATCACCGTCACGATCCCGCTGAAGGACAAGAAGGACCGAGCCCTTTTCGAGACAAACATTCGTGCCGTCATCAGACAGGGCGGCATGCTCGCCAATCTGAACGGCCAGCCGCTTCCCCGCTTCGACTACACAGAGGCGCGCAAGACAGAGTTTTGCCTCATCCCGTCGATGGGCCTCTATGAAGGCAAGGTCTACGTTCTCTACGGCACAGTGATGTATCCACTGACGACGACCGACGAGGATCTGTCCGCGCTGGCGCGCAAGGCCGGCCAATACACCTGCCAAAACTCCATCCTGCTGCTTATTGCCCCGCCTAACTCCATCGGCGTCACGCCCTCCCGCGAGTCCCTCTCCTACTCGGAGAAGACGACCACGACCCTGACGCGACTGCTGCAGAAGGTGTGCCGGCAGATCGAGGCGGCCATCCCCGCTGCCGCTAACGAAATGGTGGAAGAGCGTCTGCGCACGAAGGGTCGCTTGGCATTCGACGCGAGCTTTAACTCGCAGGCCCGAGTTCCTGGTGTGCTCTCTACGCCGGCAATGATCGCCAAACATGTCGCAATTACGAACGCCAGCCACGTCAATCAACTCGAGGCCCAGCGCTTCAAGGTCGCGGCGCGAGTCTTCCGCGACGATCGCCGGCTCTACCGGCGCGCCAAGCGAAACCATGTCCGCGGCGCCGAGATCAACTTCAAGCGCACCGCAATGCCGGCGATTCGGCTTGCCTCGAAGATGGGCCTGCTGAAGGACATGATGCTGTTCGATATTCATCGCTACCGCCTGACACTCCCAGGTCAGAAGACGCGGCCGATCGTCGAGGTCGCGCCGGAAGGAGAAGTAAAGCAGAAGCTGTGCGTTGCGCGCAACCTTCGTGACCTGCGCCCGACTTTGAGCGGCGCTAGCGTTGGTTATCACAACGAGGAGAACACCTATATTCCCGGCCTGGTCATGCGCCAGTGGACCGAGAAGAACCTCAAGAAGCTGCGCGATCTCTGCGCCCACTACAAACTCGAGCTGGTCGAATTCGACTACGAGGAAGCCAAGAAGCGGGTGCCGGTCAAGCGGGTGAAGGTTGAGGACAAATACTTCTGCCTCGAGGATTGCAAGCACGGCCATTTTCATGGTGAGCCGAGCTGCAGTGAACCTGGCTACTATCTGACGACCTGGCAGCGTGACGAAGAGCCGCGTCTTCCATTCGGCGAGCACCTGCTTGGCCTTCGCGAGAAGTATCCCAATACGGTTTTGATCACGCAAAAGGGCCAGGAAGAAAAGCTCAAGAAGCTCGGCGTGCGCAACTTGGCCGAGGTCGCAGCTGAGCGCCTGGTCAAGCTGACAAAGGTTCGCGAAGTCGTCTACGGCGAAACGATCCGGCACGGCCGCATGTTTATTACCGGCAACATCTACAACGGCTCTGTCGCCGACCTGGTGCTGAAGCTGTCGAAGATGGACATGCGTCTTGCCAAGCTCCTCTTCCCTGACAGGGCAACGCCAGGCGAACTGCATAGAGAAGCCGCGCTTTTGTGGGACTTCCTCTCTGAAGTTCAATCGCTGACCGAGGAGACGAAAACCATCGTCGACACTGCAAGAGCCGGCATGTTCAAGGCCTGCGATAAGATGTTCAAGGCGAGGAGCCCGAGCGCTATCGATAAGCAGTTCGAATACCTCGAAGTTCTGTGCGGCGCCAACGTCACATACCGAGACCGATATAGCTACCTGCCGGCTTCCAGGCAGGCCGCTGATTTGATCGAGACGGTCAAGTTTTTGCAGCGGCGCACTAGTCAATCAAAATTGACTTCACGTCAAACCCCGGCCAATTCGGCCGAAATCGCCCATAAGGAGGCAGCATGAGCAAGGTTCGCATTCTGAGCGCCATCGCATCCAATTCCGGCGTCACGCTCTTTCTCGAGGGCGGCACGGAACTGAATTTGCCAAAGGACACGCAGCGCACGAAGGATATTCTCGACCAGGTGGTCGAGGCTCTGAAGCGCAACGAGCACCTCGAGATCGACACTTCGACCTTCATGGTTGAGAAGACGATCGAGGAGAAGACCAACGGCGTCGTCAAGTTCGTCCGCGGCCGCTTCTCGCAGCTCAAGGCTATGTTCGGCGGGGCTGTCGAAGAGTCCAAGCAGACGACCGTCGTGCTTGGCTCTGTTGCGCCGGTTCGCGCAATGCCGCGACAGCCGGAGCCGGAGCCGAGAGAGCGCTTTGTCCCGCAGGAGAAAGGGCCGGCGATCGCTTACGAGCCGGAAGAGTTGCACGCGGTCGTCAACAACAAGGTCATTCCGGGCATTGAAGCTCTGACGCCTTATATGGACGCGATCAACAATGGCGAAGATGCCGTCGGTTTCCAGAAGTTCATGGAGCGCATTGCGACGGTGATCGACAAGCGGTCGCACACGGTCAGAGAGCTGCTGGATTTCATGCGCAAAGGCGACCTGCCGATCGCAAAGGATGGCTCGATCGTCGCATACAAGGTGCTGCAAAGTTCGACCAATGGCTTCGTCGATCGCCATTCGCGCAAGGTCACGCAGAAGCTCGGCTCCTTCGTCCAGATGGATGAGAAGCTGGTCGACCCGAACCGGCGCAACGAGTGCTCTACCGGCCTGCATATCGCACGCCGCGCCTACCTGAAAGGCTTCGACGGCGATATCATCGCGCTGGTCAAGGTCGCACCGGAAGACGTCATTGCTGTTCCACCGGGCGAGCCGGACAAGATGCGGGCCAAGGGCTATCACATCGTCGGTGTGCTGCCCGCAGACGTCCACCCGACGCTGCGCTCGAACAGACCGATGACCGGCAACGAAAAGGCGTCGAAGCTGCTGGCAGACGTCGTGGCGGGCAATCACACGCCCATCCTCGAGATCGTCAATATCGGCGCAGCGAAGGGCGGCAACGTCACCGTCACCCCGGTCGACGGCGCCAAGAAGCTGCCGCGTGCTGCAGTCGGCACGTCCGGCGTGGCAAGAGCGCTCGATGATAGGCCGCCTGCGCCAGAAGAAGCACCGGTCGAGGTCTCGATCAAGGAGCTGCGCAAGAAGGTCGACGATGTCGCCCTGGCTGCGATGAGCGGCGACATGAGCGCTGCGATCAACAGCGCGCCGCAGAAGATGGGTCGGATTAAGAAGGCCTCTGAGCCGAAGCCGGTCACGCCCATCATCGATCATGCCTCGGCGGCTCCCGCTGTCACGGCGGAAGTTACGGTGCCGAACCTCACGAAGCTGATGAAGGTCGGAGATCTGCCGCAGAAGCACCAGGACGCGATCAAGCTGCACGGCGAAGGTAAGTCGAACCGCGCGATCGAGGCCGAGCTGCACATCTGCCGCAAGACCTTGAAGAAGCTCTTCGACAAGCATGGCCTGAAGCCCAACGGCTGATCCCAGGCATCACGAGGAT